GGCCGACGACTAGCGCGTACGCACCGAGCCCGTCGCGCTTGAACGAGCGGGCGCTGCCGATGCTGGCCTTCAACAGCCCGATCTGCGGGCCGGCCTTGATTGGCCCGGCGACACCCTTCTTGAGCCGGCGCACACCGCCCGGACCCTTGTAGACCGGGGCGCGCTTCTTCTCAGCCCGTTTGAGTTGCCGGCCGACCTCGCGCAAGCCCCACATCGTGGCCCGGTCTGCCCGGCGATCTAGGGCGTGCGAACTGGCTTGGAACGCTTCGGCGTAGACCCGGACATCAATCACCGCGACGTCCTTTCGGCCTGGGCGTTCTCGGCTTGTACGACCGTGCTGTGACAGGCCAGCATCCAGTCCAAGCGGGTCGCGGGCGCTGCGTCGATCTCAGCGGGTGTGTAGCCGAACGTCTTGGCGAGCTGGTAGTCCCGGAACTGCTCGGGGACATCAGCGTTGTGGCCCTCCATCGCCTGTCTCAGACGCTGGAGGGCTCGGTAGGGCTGGCCGGGTCGGGGGTGGGTCCGAAGTCCGGTGTGAGGGCGTCCCGGTGGGCGAAGCAAGCGGCCCGGAGGGCGTCAAGGGCCTTGCACGGCAGGTCGAGCAGGCTGTCAGCGGTGACGGGGGCCTCGTAGGACCACGCGTTGACCAGAGCGAGGACGAGTGCGTCCTGCACGTCCAGAACGGCGATGAAGCCAGAGTCCTCCATGTCATCGGATTTCACCAGTCGACCGGAGGCGGCGAGGAACGGCTTGCGCTGGCGCTCGGTGACCGCGTCGGGATCGCGTAGGTCCGCCCAACCGCCGCCGGGGAGCTCTACCCGAGCGGGCGCGGTCATGCGTACGTCCCCGCTGCCTTGGCTGAGGTGATGGTGGCCTTGATCGGGCTGTACCCGGCCGAAGCGCCCACGTCGGAGGTGTTCGCGACCGCCTCGTAGGTGACGTCGACCTGGATGTAGTCCTTGCCGCGGTTGATCTGCCCCGTCAGGTACGCCGCCTTGCTCATGTGGAGCTGCAATCCGTTCTGCTGCGCCCCGACGCCCTGCTGGAAACTGATGTCCAGGCTCGGCTGGAGGTTGTTGAGGTAGTTCAGCAGGTGGGCTTCGGTCTCGGCGATGACCGCGAGCTTCCCGGACACGGCGACAGCGCCGGCCCACAGGTTGTAGACCGGGGCGGTGCCGTCGATGGTATGGATCGCGTCGATGTTCCGTTTGATGTCGCAGGTGCCGTCCAGGATCGTCAGGTCAGCGGCGCCCGCGACGGTGATCGCGCCGCGCCAGACCGCGAGCGGCGGCACGGACGTGTACGACTTCGGGGGCTGCGCGCCAGGGACCGACGCGAGCGCCTTCGCCTTCGCGGTGTAGTTGAGCATCCCCTCAGCGGTGAACAGGATGCCGACGTCGGAGAACTGCGCGCCGGCGAACTGCCGGGTCGTCATCGCGTTGTAGTCCGAGAACGTGTACGACGGCGGCTGGCCGTCCCCGGTGTTCCTGACCGCTATCGCGTGGGTGTTCGCCGTGCCGACCGCCGCGATAGCGACACCGGAGGCGTGCGCCCGGACCAGCGCCGGGACACCGATGGTGAACGGGCCGGTGCCGACCGGGGCGGCATTGGTGGTCACGACCTCAGCGAGCGCCCCGACGTCGATCTGGACGAGCGTGCCGGCCGGGTAGCTCACGCTTGAGGAGACGGTGGTCGCGCCAACGACGCTCGCAGCAGCCAACGTCCCCGAGGCGCCCGCAGCGGTGCCCGCGGTCGTCGTCACGTCCCCGAGGACGCCGGCGAGCGGGTAGCCGAAGGTGTCGGGGAACACGTCCCCGGCGAAGTCGTACTCCGCCCACGTCACACCGGCGATCTGCCCGTAGTTCATCACCTGCGAGCCGCGCATCCCCGTGTCAGGCAGGTACACCTGATGGTCCAAGGGCGTCATTGTCTTGACAGGCAGGAAGTCGACGGCGGCCTGCGCGGTGCGCTTCGTTGTCTCCTTCGCGATCCCCAGGAAGCTGGTATACGTGGGGTTAGGCATGGTTCACCCTTCGGGCTGGTAGACGCGGACGATCAGACGACGGAAGGGTCAGTGGGCGTGGCAGCAGCCGGCGACGGCTCGGTCTGGCCGGGTGCGGGCGGAACGACGGGGAACGCCTCAGACGGCTCCTGCGGGCTCGCCTGAGCCTCTGTGCCGGCGTTGCTCGACGGGGTGGCCCACATGCCATCAGCGGGGCGCTCAGCGAGGCTGTAGTCCTGCCCTGGGGTGGCGAGGACGCCAAGGTCGGGGTAGTACCGCTCCTCGGTTCCGGTGTAGACGTACTTCGGCACGGCAGGCTCCTCTAGGTCGCGATGAGTTGGGTGGACACAGGCAGCTGGAAGTCGAGCTCGGCGGCGCGGCCCCCGGCGTCAGTGACACCCATCCGTAGGTCGGTCCACTCGGCCTGCACCGATTCGTTGACGACGGCGCCGACGCTCGGGTCTGTGTCCAACACCGAGCCGAGCAGGTCGTATAGCTGGAAGACTCGGTTGCGGCAGTACGCCTGGTCCTCGTTGCCGACGTAGGCCCGGATCAGGCCGTGGATGGTGTACTTCTCGTCCCGGCGCTGCGTGCCGATGTGGCCCCACTTCTGTGACCCGTTGGACAGGCCGTGGATCACCACGTACTCGTCAGCGACGTAGGTCCCGATCTCACCCTCGACCACCGCGACCGCCGACCCGGAGACAGCGACCTGCCCGGCAAGCGCCGTCGTCGCAGCTTGGATCACCGCGGCGAGGACCACTGGGGGGCTGGCTTCGATCGTCACTGCTGGGCCCTGGTGTCGTCACGGACAACTGCTTGAAGTACGGCGTCCGATTCCGCATCCAGCGCCGCCGCGTAGGTTGCCCACGCGGATTGAGCAACCCGCTCTGCCGCTTCAGCCGCTTTAAGCGCTTGATCCGTTAGCTGCCGGGCCGCTTGCAGTTTGTCTGCCATCGTCACGGTCACCCGACGCTCTGCGTCCGCTGCGGGGCTTCAAGCAGGTTCGCCAACCGTGGGAACAGGTGCATCGGGCCGGCGGACCACTGGTCCTCGCTGTTGGAACCGATAGCGCCGCCGCCGACAGACCTGCCCTGCTGCGTCTGCTGGTACAAGCCGCGGATGTCCTCAAGGGCAGCGAGACGCACGTCCGGGGCGGTAGTTGCGGTGCCGGCGATGTAGACGATCACGACGCTGCCCCGGCCACCGAGAAACGTCGACGCGAAGCCACCAGCCGTCCGGCGCGTCAGCTTCCCTGACACCGGATCGTCCAGCGAGTAGCCGAAGGTCGAGTAGTTCCCGCTACCGAGCTGCTGAGCAGTCAGTACCTGCCCGGCCGGCGTCCAGTATTCCGTCACGCTGGTGATGGACAGGATCGGCGGGTTGTCGAGCATGATGACCGATCCGCCGCCGTCACGCGTCTCGGTGAACGTCGTTGCGGCCTGCGGCCCCGTTGCGTAGGTGATCGTGGCAGTCGCCGCGTCGAGGAAGCCTTGCAGCTCCACGTCATGAGAGGTGTCCCCGACGGGGATGTTGAGATGTGCGTGGATGTCCGCGAGCGTCGCCAGGGCCACCGCAGCCTCCTAGCCTCGTGGGGATGCGGGTGCTCGCGGTAGGGACCGCCTTGACGACAGTCCCTACCGCGGCGTGCTACTCGGTCTTGGCTCGCGGCGCCGCCGTGTTTTCCGGTGCGGCCGGGACAGCCGCCGTCTCCAGTGGCGCCGCACCGCGCACGTTCTCGGCGCCGTCCTCGTCACCGACGAGCGCCCGGTTCTCGGTCGGGTGGACACCGGAAGCACGCCACAGCGCGGCGCTGTCCTGCTGCCGCTCCAACCCGTACTTCTGCTCGTGCGCCGGCCCAGTGAGGAGACCGTCCTTGCGCTCCGGCTCCGGGTCGCCGGTCGCGAGGTGGTGCAGCTTGCGGGCCTCGTCCACGGCGCCGTCCTGGTCCGCACGGACCAGCCGGCCCTCATCCGCGACCTGCGTGTAGTGCTCAGCCATGACGTACTCCTTCGGGGTTGGGTTTTGTTCCGCCCCCGAAGGGGTGGCTAGGGGGTTCGGTGCCGCTCGATGTAGTCAGCGGCGGTCCGAAGTCGAGCGGGGTCGTCCTGCATGTTCCCGAGCGCGACGTTGCACGGGCTACACAACAGGCCGCGGGTCAGGCCAGTTGCGTGGCAGTGGTCGACATGGAAGACGCCGTGACGACTTCGGCTTGGATCGTCGGTGCCGCAGATCGCACAACGACCGTCCTGCGCAAGCAGCAGTGCGGTGACATCCGCCTCAGTCATTCCGTAGGCGCGCTTTAGGTTGTGCTTGCGGCGCGCCAGTGACTCTCGGCCGTCGCCTCGGCGTTCGTGCACCGTGCACGCCGCTGAGCAGAACTTCATGTCCGAGCGCCGCGTGATGTCGATCGGCTTTCCGCACATCATGCACTTGCGGTCCGGGTCGGGAGGGTTCAGCCGTTTGTAGCTAGCGACCGCCTTGCAGTTGGCCGAGCAGAAGACCATGTTGCTCCGGCGCGGCGCGAACGCTGTCTTGCATTGCAGGCAGTCCCGCGTGGACGGAAGGGGCCTCTTGGCACGGCCTCGGTACCAGTCCTTGTAGCAAGGCTTGCACCAGGGGTTGAGCCGGCCCGTCTCCTTGTTCTGGACGTAGAACTCGGAGACGGGCCGATCCTGCTGACACTTCGTGCATCTGTGGCTCTCAGGCATGTCCCCCAAGAGTATCAGAACTAAAGGTCAGAAGGCAGGCGAACTGAGACCCGAGCCGTCAACATATGCGATCGAGTACGCCTGCCTATTGAGCACCGTACCCACATAGGCGTACAACCTAAATAGCACGCCCATCGAGTCGGCGTAGGGCTCGCGGAACACCTCGGCGGTCACGGGGCTCTCGAACAGCCACAGGTCATCGGCCTTCAGCAGATACACCCGGTCCTGGTTCGCACCTGCACCGAGGGTCGTGCTGATGAGCGGGTCGATGACGACGGGCAGGCCGAGGAACATCCCGACCGGGCCGGCAACGGCGTCCTGCACCGCGTTGGTTGCCATCGGGTTGTAGGCGACGGCGTTCGGGACGACGAGCGGTCGGCCGGTGCTGTCGGTCTGCGCGAGCAGCCAGTACCAGCGCCGCGGGTGCATGACCCACACGGTGGGCTGCGCGAAGCGGTTGGTCGCGAACGCGGACAGCGCACCCGCGCACTTGCTGTAGAACGCCGCCGCAGTGACGCCCACCCCGGTGGCCGTGTAGGTGATCTGGTTTGCGGCGGGGACGGCGGCGTTGAACAGGCCGTTGACGACGCTGTTGTTGTTCGCGCCCGTTCCCGGGCCGAGCAGCACCTGCGTGCCGATGCGGATGGCGTAGTCAGCGGCGAGGTCGGCGGTGATGAGGTCATCGAAGTTGATCGCGGACTGGTCCAGGATCTGCTGCGAAACGACTTCCTTGCCGCCGATGGTCGTGAAGCCGGTCCCGACGAAGCCGGTCGTCATGTCGACCTGCGCCAGAGCGGTGTTCTGCGTGCTCTGGACCGCCGTCGCCGTTCCCGTCATGATCTTGGGGATGTTGACGGATGACACGCCCATCGGCACGTCACTCTTGTGAAACAGGTCGGCGGTGACACGGCCGGCGCGGGCGAGCTTGATGTAGTCCGCGACGAGCCACAGCGGGGGGGCCAGCTCGCCGCCGGAACCACCCGTGGCGTTCGTGTTGCCCAGTGCGCGCTGTTCAGGGGTGTCGGCCATCGCTCGTGCGTGCTTGACGAGCCGCTCACCGGCCTCGCGGTCACCGAGGACGTTCGCTCGGGCGGCGTCGCGGAAGAACGACCGCTGGCCGTTGCCCTTGGCGTAGACCTCCGGGTCCTTGACGGTCGCGGGGGAACGGTGCGCCTCGGGCTCGCCGGCGGCGGCACGGGCCACGTCAGCGACCTCATTGCGCTTGGCCTGCTCGCGCAGTTCGTTGACGCGTTCCGCGACCGGGCCGATCTCGCGCTCCACAGCGGACCGCTTGGTCGTCAGGTCGTCGTACTTCGCGAACTCGTCGACGGTGGCGCCGCGCTTCTCCGCGGCGGCGGTGTCGAGCAGGGCGCCGCGCTGGTCGTACAGCGTCTCGCTCTGCTTGCGAAGCTCGGTCAGCCGAGCCTCCATGATCTCGAGAGGTGTCACAGCAGTGCTCCTTGTTCTGGGTGGGTGGGGCGACTGCTGTGCGGCACATCAGGTGGTGTCCACGAGTGCGGGCTGTGTTCGCTCCGCGGCTCGGTCCCGGCATGTGCGTGCAGCACAGCGACCCGCAGTGGCATCGGCCCGGCGGGAAGTAGTTGGTCGCGGCCCGGCGCCGACTCGAACGGCCTAGCCGGACTGCACACCGAGCAATGCGGCCGCATCCGGTGTGCAGGAGATTCGAACTCCTACAGGTGCCCAGTTCGGGCCGCGATGTCTTGGGACGGTCAGGTCAGGTGGGGGCTGCGTGGGGTGCGTTCGTGTTCGTGCCGGCGCCGCAGCACGTCGAGCCGAGCCACGGACCGGGCGGCGTCCTTGTCCGGGTTCGGAACGCCCATCAGGTCCGCGAGTAACGGCTGTGCCTGGTCGACGGAGTCATCGGCCGAGGCAATGAGGTCCAGCACCTTTGACAACGTCT